TCTTGGTTCGTTTAGTACTTTTATGGGAATTTTTGACACTTACACAGCATATTTAATATCATGTATTGCGTCGAGAATTCTAATGAAATGAAATGCGAATCAAGAACATTTCCAAGTCAGTATGCCACCGAGTATACGACCCAATCCAAGGAGTTTGCAGTCTCTAAATACAACTCCAAGCAACGCCAGAGTTTTGATAAGGCGTTGCGCGACTTAGACAAAAAGGTAGATAGACTTACCCGTAAGTATCATGGTAAGTTACCTTTGCATATTGCAGATCAACTTCGCTTGGAGCGAAGTCAATTGCGCCGCACTTATGTGAATCAAGCAATTACCCTGCCTAATTTTCGTAATGTACCACTACATATTAGTAGTAGATCGCGCCACATATTTAATGCCCTTCCTTCTATTCCATCTGTATATAATCGTACCAGTTTCACATTGCCCAGTAATATGTTTGTGAATTATAATAAATTTTTGGACAATGATTTTATATATGTAGAGCGTTTTTGTTTATTTTTGGGTACGCTCAGCCCTACCATGTCCATTATTCAATTTTCTAGTTCCTTGTGTTTATATTTAGGAACTTTGACCGATAGGCCCCTTTGTAAAATAGCTGAGCAATATGTTCGAGATTTATTATCTTCCTGCAATTATATTAACCAATCTGATGACGGAGCCCCAAGTACAGCCTTTGGGATAATTGGCGCCTTACAAGCAGCCCGGAGTTCTTTCGCCGCTTTAGCAGCATCTCCCTTTTATCTTAAGATATTAGAAATTATGGGTTTAGTTACCTCTTTAGGATTATGTACATTTACTAAAATACCTTTCACTATTAGTGGTTTAAAACTTTTTAATGGATTTGCCATCCAGAAAGGAGCCACCTTTATTGATTTACTCTCAGCGGGATTAGATTTTATTATCTGGTTTGGAGAAGCTGGATATAGGTGTTTTCAAACACGGAGTCTGAAACCATTATTTTTTAACGATTCAGAAGCTCAATCACTAGACGAAGAGTTTTTGTATTTTACGGCGGCAGCGCCCGAATTTACTAACGGGAATTTAGACGTTGTGGGAATGGACCCCAATGCATACTTCGCCCGACTTAGTGCCTTAGAAGAGAGCATGAAGAAAGCGTACGACTCATGCAATTCACCTATTGAAAAGAACCATCTCTTTCTACGCCGTCAACGCATTACTGCGTGGGTTGCAGATTACACTATTACTGTTAACGGTGGCGCCCTTCGTGAAGCTCCATTCGCAATGTTGTTTTTTGGTCAATCTGGAGTTGGAAAATCCACCATTTCCACGGCAGTTAATACTGCAGTATTGAATAGAAATGGATTTGAATCTGACCCAACTAAGGTGGCAGTGTGGAATGAGAATGATAAATTCTTTTCCAATTATCGATCAGACGTGAACACTATAGTAATGGATGATCTGGGCAACACAGAAACAGATTTTTTAGAAACGTCCCCCCTTGTAAATATTATTAAATTTGTTAATAACATTCCAGAGTACGCCGTAAAGGCCGATTTGTCTTCTAAGGGTAAAGTAGCCATTCGTCCGAAGACAGTAATCGTTACAACTAACCGAGAGACATTAGACGCTGACACTTTTTCCAAGGAACCCGTCTCTATTCTACGCCGTATGAATATTCATGTCACAGTTCGAGTGAAAAAACAATTCACTAAAGACAATGGCATCGCTTTGTGTTCGGATAAAGTTTGGGCATATAAGGTCCTTAACGGATTAGAAGATGAAGACATCGATGATGTATGGGAATTAGATGTCTGTACGGTATCATCATATAAGCACCCTTCGAAGAAAGTAGATCAAGTCCTTCTTGTACCAGTTGTATTTAATGATAAGACCTTGAAAAACTGTAGCATCTATGATCTTATAGAATATGCATGTCATATGTCAGTTGTGTATTACGCTCGCCAGAAACAGATTGTTGCCAAATCTATGACTGCTCACACCCGAGTCGTTATTTGTAGTACTTGCAATTGTTTCCACACTAAATGTAAATGTGAAAAGGAATATGATAATCAGGCGATTTCTGTACCAGTTTTGTCTCAAACAGAATATGATGCCATACACGAAGAATTGGGAGAACTATATAAATTTCAGTATTTCGATTATACGTCTGTATTTGGTAGTTGGTTTATGAATAGTGACAGTATGCTATTATTGTCGATGCTATTGCACTATAAATTGTGGACCGGTGTATTCCGGACTTATAGTTATTATGCGTTTTTGGTGATACTATTGCGCATTATTTTACCAGACTTTGGTATCCCAATAGGTGTATTGACAATAATTAGTGTTATTTATATAGTTATCAACATGGGACACGATATGTGTATGCGCTTGAGATATTTACATACTCGCATGCAACGCGCACCATTGTCTTACACATTTGCATCCGTACGTAAGTACTCATTATATGCGTTTACCGCGTGTTTTAGTATTTTTGCTGTTGTTCGATGCTTGAAAAAGAGCAAGGAATTGTATAATATTCAGGGCAATTTGGCTCCACAAAATGATGAAGATATTAAAGCCAGAGATAAGGAAGCAAATCCCTGGATTAGAGCGGTAGCGGATCCATTACCAAAGTCTAGTGATGTGAGTCGTACCTCGAATTGTAAACAAATATTGTCGAAAGTAGGTAAGAACGTTGTATCGTTAGAGATGCATTTAATCGATTCGACACGATATGTGAATGGAGTATTTATTACTAGTAATATGCTATTATTGCCGAAACATGCGTGGAATGGTATCGCAGAAGATGTAACTATGAAAATTGTACATAAACCATTAGAAGCACCATCTTGCCAATTCAAAGCGCGTGCTTCGCGTAGTACCACGATATTTATAACTGGCACTGATTTAACTCTTACATATATTTCTGCAGGCGGTAGCTGGTGGAATATGTTGGCATTTTTACCAGAATCAGGCATTCGTGATGGAGGTGCACGTGTTACTGGTCGCCACATCGATGGGAGTATGTGGGAAGACACGGCGAAGTATAAAGTCGGCATAGTATCTAACCAAGAAGCAACGTTTTTGGGAGGAGACATAATTTATACTAAAACACGAACGTATTCTGGTATGTGCATGGCACCACTAGTGTCGGATTCGTCTGTAGTCCAAATTATAGGGTTTCACCTTGGAGGTGAACCTGATAAGAAATTTGGATGTTTTGGTACTCTATCGCGTTCAGTAGCAATCGATGCTATAGAACGACTTAACAATAAGAGTGGAGTGTTAGTAGGCGCCTCTGAGGGGGATTTTAGGACTAAATTGTATGATGTACAATTTTATCAAGGTGAAGATATTCACCCAAAGTGTCCCTCTAACTTTCAAGAACCTGGTCATGTTTTGCGCACCTATGGCTCAGTCACTGGCCGTTCCACATATTTTTCAGAGGTTGTCACTACACCAATTAGTGATTCAGTGGAAAAATATTGTGGTATTACTAATATATGGGACAAGCCGAAGTTTAGTACTAAGAGTTGGCATAAGGCTATGAGTGGTTACGCTACACCTAGTATTGGACCTTACCCTAGTGAAATTCCATGGGCCGTTAACGATTATCTCGTTCCGATGATAGACATTATACGTAGGAGTGAGATCTGGCAATCTTTGCGCCCGTTGAGTAAAGAACATACACTATGCGGGCAAGATGGTGTTAGATTCATAGACAAGATGCCAAGAAATAAGTCTGTGGGTTTTCCAGAAGGTGGGATCATGCTTAAACACATGATTCCCAGCAATGTAGAATATGTAGATATTAGTGATCCATACGAATTAGATGACAAATATTGGGCTGAAGTTAGTTATATGGAAGAGTGTGCATTAAAGGGTGAGCGTTCCTATCCAATCTTTAAGGCATCCTTGAAGGATGAGCCCACTAAAATAACTAAGGATAAGGTCAGAGTATTTACCGGTGCATCTATGGCACAAAAATTACTCATAAGGAAATATTTCCTACCACTCACACGCATTATTTGTCATAATAGCCTTGTATCTGAGTGTGCTGTCGGTATTAATGCAGGTTCTCCCGAGTGGGACCAGATGCACAAACACATCACACAACATGGCACTGATCGATGTGTGGCCGGAGATTTTTCCGCATATGACCAACGTATGTCCGCTAGTATTACTATAGCATCATTTGATATTTTTATTCAAATGGCGCGAGAATGTGGTTATTCTAAGAAAGACCTTATCATCATGCAATTTATTGTATCGGATATTATTTGTCCAATGGTGGCGTACAATGGCACACTTGTAACATTTCTAGCTGGTAACCCATCGGGCCAGAATTTAACTGTGTTTATTAACTCATTGGCCAATTCTTTATTATATAGATTGGCATATAGAACCGCATCTAGAATACCGAACCCACCACCATTTAGACATTATGTCGCAGCAATGTTTTATGGTGATGATTCTGTAGGTTGCGTATCAAAAGACTGTACATTTTTCAATAATATAGAAATGAGCAAGAAGATGGACGAGATAGGAATGGTTTTCACGCCACCCGATAAAAGTTCTGAACACACTGCTTTTATGAAGGGCGAGGTGGAATTCCTTAAACGTACTAGTGTATATATACCTGAGCTTAAACATTATGTGGGCAAGCTTGATGAAATGTCCATATATAAAAGTCTCCATTCCGTACTTAAGAGCAAAGAATGTAATATATTAGACCAGTGCTCCCAGAATATAGACGGGGCACTTAGAGAATATTTCTTTCATGGGAGAGAGAAATAC